GATGGAACTTCGAATCCAAATTTTTTAGATGGAGTTACTACGAACTCATCCCACTTATTGTAACTCATTGTATAAACTTTTAAATAAATATACGATTTATAAATAATTTTATATTTATTGGAGAACATATGTTCAACCACAAAAATTAATATTATGATAGGACTAATTGAAGATGGAAAAAAAGTTCCATTTATTTCACTGGAAAAATTTATAGATGACGCTAAATTACAAGCTGCATTAGAAGAAATGGAAGCTTATAGAGTTAAGCAAGATACTGAAGGTGCTGAAGTATTTGTTGGATACAATGGATTCGATTGGAATATCGATGATTCATTCCAACAAAGACAAAAGGAAGCATTGCCATTAACAATGGAATATATCAAATTATTTTGTAAAGAAAGTGTACCATTTAATATTAGATACTCTCCTGCAGATGTAAATATTGTATTATTACACCAAGATTGGCAACCTAAATTAGAAAACCTTACAGCAGTAAATTCTTTACCATTGAATTATAAAGATTTATTGGATGGTGGTTCAATTCATAACATATTACTTGAAAAAGAAGGATTTAAAATTGTTGAAACCGAAGAAGAAGCAAATCCAATTTATAATGGATTAGATTTAGATTTTGCAGCAGTTATTAAAGCTGAGCAAGGTGATAACTACGATGATTATATAAAAAATACTTATAAATTACATTTAATCGTATCACCTGAAAAATCATTATTCATTTATGATAACGTAGATGATGTTATCCACAATATTGATTGTAGAGCAACTGTATTCAATGCTAGAGATTACCATGATTCACCGGCTAATAGCCACGGAATTAGTATTCAATTTCCAATGAATCCATTTGAATTTAACGATGATGTTAAATCTCATTGTGGATTAGATACTCCAATGATATAATAAACTTATTTATTTAAAAAATACTCACTAATTTGGTGGGTATTTTTTTTGTCCAAAATATTTGGAAAATTGTAAAAAATATCGTAATTTAGTAAGTATGAAAATAGCATTATGCTTTAGCGGTCAAATTAGAACCGGTGTTTTAACATCTAAAAATATTTTAAATTTTATAGGTGATATGATTGATGAGTGTGATATATTCGTTCATACGTGGGATAGTATAACTCAAACTTCATCCGATTTGAGTATAGCTGGTGTTCCTTCAATTGAATCGGATTCTCTATTTGAACAATTTTCAGATATATGGCAGCCTAAGAAAATGATAATTGAAAATTATCAAAAATGGGTAAATGGGAATATACAAATAGAACCATTATTCCATTCTATTATGGAATGCAATAGGCTAAAAAAAGAAACAGGCAATTATTATGATTTTACTATAAAAATAAGACCTGATTTTATTTATAATCCATCATATCGATTAAGAGATGAATTGGAATTAATACTAAAATCGGATTATGAAAATACAATATACACTTTGGATTTTACAAATTCTATGATTCATAATAAATTTGAAGATGTTCTTTGGATTGCAAAAACTGATATATTTGATATAGCTGTAAATTATTATTTTGAAAGATTACTAAACAACCAATCGGATTGGCAAATAGAAATGGCTAAGTTTTTAACTAAAAATAATATAACGTATAGAGGATTATTTAGTGGCAATCAAGGAGCACCATACAGATGGTATGACTTAAATGAAAAATGTAGAAATATTGAAGATTACGAAAGCGAGTGGTTGGGAATAAAAAATTTCTTATAATTATATTAAATAGGTTACAAATATGAAAACAATAATAAAACCTTGGGGAAAGGAAGAATGGTTAGAATTAAATGATGCATATTGTTATAAACGAATATACATCAATGCAGGTTACAAAACCTCATATCAATATCATAATTTGAAAAGAGAAACAAATTTCATTATATCAGGAGAAGCTGAAATTTGGTTAGAAAACGATGAAGGTGTAGTTGAAAAGAAAATTATGAAAGCCGGTGAATACTTCAATGTTACACCTCCCAAAAAACATAGAGTTATTGCACTAACCGATATTATCTTACAAGAAGTATCAACTCCCGAAGTAGATGATGTTATTAGAATTGATGATGAATTTGCAAGAGCAAATGGTAAAATAGAAGGCGAACATCAAACACCTGCCGTATTAATATTGGCAGCTGGATTAGGAACTCGATTGGGAAATCTAACCAAAGAAATCAATAAGGCTTTACTACCAATTAACAATCGTGCAATTATTTCACATATAATTGATAAGTTTCCAAAAGAATATGAATTTATCATAGCAATTGGTTATAAAGGAGATTCAGTTAGAGAATATTGTGAATTGGCTTTTCCAACACATAAATTTACTTTTGTAGAAATTGATAATGTAGATGGATACGCTTCGGGTCCAGGCTATTCGGCATTACAATGTAAATCTTATCTACAAAGACCATTTTATATAGCAACTTGTGATTGTTTAATAGATTCGCCAATGCCACACTTAGATGGTAATTGGTTGGGAATACACCCGACATCATATCCTGAAAAATATTCAACTGTACAATTAAGTGGAAATGATATCATCCGTTATTCTAATAAAAATGAGAACGGATATGATATGGCATTTATAGGATTGGCTGGAATATGGGATTATGGGGTGTTTTGGGAGCAATTGGAGGATAATATCGTAGAAGGTGAAATAGTATCAGCATTTAAAACTCCATCGAACTACCCTACCTTTAAAGCAAAAAAATTGAAATGGTTGGATACCGGTAATTTAGATGATTTGAATAAAACTAAAGAATACCTAAATGATAAGCCACTTTCTTTACAAAAGGATAATTCGGAAATAACATATAAAGAAGGTAATGCATTTATAAAATTTACTCCAAATAAATCAGTATTAGATAACCGAATTATTAGAGCTAAAGAATTAGGAAATAAAATACCTGATAACTTCAAATATACTAATAACTTTATATCATATAAATGGCAAGAAGGAAGTACATTATATGAAATCGATATGTTTGAAGTATATGTTAAGTTTTTGGAAGAACTAAAATCTAACATATCAACTCAATCACCAAATTCAGTTGAACATATTAAGAAATTTTATGTAGATAAAACAAATGAACGTTTGAATTTATTTATAAATAAAAATAATATAAATTACTATGTAGAAAGCCATAATATAAATGGTATAGATTATCCATCTATGGAATCTATATTTTCTAAAATAGATTTTAAACAATTTGAATCAAACCCGTTTTATCCGGCATTTCACGGTGATTTACAATTTGATAATATTGTATATAATTTAGGACAAAGGAAATTTACATATATTGATTGGAGAGAATCATTTGGTGGATATACGAATGGTGGAGATATTTACTATGATTTAGCAAAAATGTATGGTGGATGTATTATACCATATGATAAAATGAAAAACGAAGATAATATTACATTCGTTCAAGGTGATTATTCTGTAACATATTCTTATAGTGTATCTTCGGATTTAACAAAATTCAAAGATGTGTATGAAGAATGGATAATAAATAATGGATTCGATTTAAACAAAGTTAAATTACTAACTGCTATTATATTTTTAAATATGTCACCATTACATGATGATAAATTTTCAAAAATGTTATGGTATAAATCAATAGAAATGCTATATGATTACAATAAATAGAGATACAAAAATATATGGTTCTTTAAGCGAAAGAGCTGGTAGTATGGGATGTAAATTCTTTAATACGGCATTTGAAAGACATGGCATAAATTCAGTATATAAATCGTTTTCAGTAAATAATATATCAAAGGCGCTTATATCCGCACAATACTTAGGATTTTCTGGTTGCGCAATATCAATGCCATTTAAAGTTACTGCATTCAGTTTAATGGATGAAGTAGATAATGCGGCTAAAAAAGTAGGTAATATCAATACTGTTTTAATGACTTCGGATACGATGATTGGTTATAATACCGATTACTATGCCGCATTAAAGCTTATAACCCATTATAACAAAGGATTTGATACTTTATATGTTTTAGGTAATGGTGGATTAGCAGCATCGGTTAAAGTGGCTGCGAGTGAATTGGGATTGAGTGTTGAAAATATTGTTAGGGATAATTGGGATACATTATATACATTAAAAAATAAATTTATTTTCAATTGTACACCGCTTACAATAGTAACAGATTCAACAAACACATATGTAGATTGTTTAGTTGAAAGTGAAAGTGGGACTATGTTACATAGAGAACAAGCTAAACATCAATTTAAAATATACACAGGCATAGATTATGAAAACACCTAAATACTTTATATGTCCAATGTCTAAGCAAATTGTAGATTCTGTATTGGAATTACAATCTGATAGATTTGGATTATTACCAACTCGAAGGCAAATCGATTTTGATGGAGGATATGTAAATGGATGGGATACTACTACATTTCATAAATATGTCAGAAGCAAAAGTGATGTTGTTTTGGAAAGAGACCACTCCGGTCCAAACCAAGGAAAAATTGAAGATGATGGATTTCTATCATATGTTAATGATGCAAAATATTTTGATATAATTCATATTGACCCTTGGAAAATTGTAGTAGATGATAAATCGATTGGTATAGCTCAAACATTCGATACTATGAATTATCTATATCATATAAATCCTAATTTAAAATATGAAATTTTAACCGAAGAAGCAATTATTCGTATTGAAGATTTTGAGTTGAATAGTATATTAACATTTTTAAATGATAATTTAAAAGAAGAAATATTTTCAAATATAGAATTTGTTGTAATACAATCTGGTGTTGGATTAGATTTAGTTAATATGAAAAATTCAGGCAAATTTAATTTACAAAGATTAAAATCTATGGTTGAAATTTGTAAACGATTTGATAAAAAAACCAAAGAGCATAATGGTGATTATTTAACCAATGAGGAATTAGAAATTAGATTTAATTCAGGCGTTGATAGCTTAAATATAGGACCTGAAATTGCACAAATACAAACATTAACATATTTAGAACATATGAGTGAAAACCAAATTGATGAATTTTATCAAATTTGTTTCGATTCTAAAAAATGGGAAAAATGGGTTAAGAGTGATTTTGATATAAATGATAAACGTAAATTAATACAAGTATGTGGGCATTATTGTTACGATTTATATGAATTACCAAACATCGATTCAGTCATAAAAGAAAATATACAAAATAAATTAAATAGTTTACCATAATGAGTAATAAAAAAATATTAGCATTTGATTTGGATGATACACTATGTTTTCGTCCAAAAGAAAAGGAATCATTGGGAATAGATAAGTACCATTATTGTGAACCAATACAAGAAATGATAGATTTATCAAACTCTTTATACGATAAAGGACACATAATATATATTTATACCGCAAGAGGTATGCATACATTGAATGGAGATGTTAAGGAAATCTACTCAAAGTTATATGATATAACATTGAATAGTTTAGAAAAATGGGGTGTAAAGCATAACGGATTATATATGGGTAAAATACATTATGATTTACTTATAGATGATAAAGCAATGGGATTAGATGAAGCAAAAATAAAATTAAAACAATTATTATGAAAAACTGGCCAATAATTTCCTTCTTTGTAAAGTTATACGAAGAACGAAAAAGAAAAAAAAGATTTAAGAAAAAATTAGAAGAACTTAAAAAAAGAGACCCATTTATCTACAAAAGTTTCTAATCTTTAATAAAAAGATATTTATATATAAAAATAGGGGATAGTGGATAAACCAATAGTTAAAAAAACAATAGTAGTATATTCAGGCCGTTTTCAACCTTTTCACAAGGGACATTACGCTGCGTATCAAAAATTAGTGTCAAAATTTGGCGTTAACAATGTTTACATTGGTACATCGGATAAAAGCGATGGTGGTAAATCTCCATTTACTTTTAAAGAAAAAGTTGTAATAATGGGTAAAATGTTTGGAATCCCTCCAAGCAAAATAGTACAAGTATCAAACCCATATGCACCAAAAGAAATACTTTCCAAATTCGATGGTAAAACAACGGCATACATTGCGGCTGTCGGTGATAAGGATGCTAGTAGATTAGCAGGTAAATACTTTAAGCCATATAATGGTAAAACGGGATATGGTTACGATGAGATTGGTTATACTTATATAATACCATCTGAATCAAATCCAATTAGCGGAACTGATGTAAGAAAATGGTTGAGCTCGGATGATGCTGAAAAATTATTCTTAAAAGCATATCCAAAATTCGATAAAGAAATTTTTAAAATGATAACCAACAAACTAATTAAAGAGGAACTTGCGACAGGCTATCCATCTAAAGAAGATGTTAAGAAAATACAAAAGAAAAATGATGCGATTCGTTCAGTAGCAACTACCGATGATTCGTATGTGTATGACCCGATAGCTGAACAAATTGCAAAATTAATATCCGAAACTGATAGTTTTATAGATGAGTATTTCTTAGAAGAAGAGCCAAATCCTGTAATGGATAAGGAAATTAATTACACTGCAGCTGATGGTAAAAAGAAAAAAATTACTGTTAGGGGAGCGTTACGATTACCAAAAGACCACGAAGCACATATTCAAGCAACTAAATTAGTTGGACCTGATGACGCACCGGCTAACGAACCAAAGGGTAAAGCGGCAACTCAATCAGCAAAACCCGCTGAACCTGGACAACCTGTTAAGAAAGACCAAACGGCGCAAGGTAAAGTTGATAAAGAAAAAGGTGGAGCAGCTGATACGCCGGAAGCACCAAATCCTCAAAAATTAAAAGGAGCAGAATTAAAATCAGATGCAGAAGATAGAGTTTCAAAAGAAAGAAAAGCTGAAGAGTTAAAAACTGCATTAGACAATGAAATTAAAGATTTAAATAAAGATGAACAAGAGTTCATTCAAAATGGAGAACATAAGCAAGGTTCTAAATTTATGAACTCTTTGAAAGATGGTATAAAAAAAGTAGCTGATACCAAAGTTGTTAAAGCAATTGGACACGTTTTACAACATAAAGGTGAAATGATAAAAGGCGCTTGGGATGGACATAAAGCATTAGCTAGTGGGCAAAAGATTGGTTCTACTAAAAATAAAGAAACCGGCGAATGGGAATACTCCGATGAAAAAAGAAAAGAGCAAGTACATCATATAAAACATTTTTATAAAGATTTAGGTCTTTTAGTTGCTAGTGTTGCATTGGGTGGTGGATTAGCCGCTGGTGCTAAAGCAATAGCAGGTGGAGCAGGTTTAGGTGGAGCGGCATCTGCAACAGCAAGTGGTGCAGTTGGGGCATTTACTCACGGAGTAGGTGGTTTTGCCGCACACTTAGGTAAAGATGCCATTAAACACGTTGCATTGGAATCTATGGGTATGGGTGGTACGCAAGCCGCTCTTGGTGGAGCTGGATTGGCAGGTGCAACGATGGGATTATTAGAAATACGTTCCCTAATTACCGAAGAAGAAGAAATGAATTCTGAAAAATATATTCAGAATATAATAAATAAAATGGCAGAAAAAATGGAAACATTTGAAATGTCAGATGAGCAATTATTGCAATCCATTAAATCATATAAACAAAGCAAAAATTTCGGAGATTTAGTTAAAGAAGATGTAAATGTTGATGTTGATAATGGTGATACTGTTTTAATGGGTAAATTCAAAAATAAGAAAGTACAAATTAAAAGTATTGGAAAAGATGACCACGGAATGCCAACAATTAATGGTAAACAAGCTACAACGTTCAGAACCCTAAGTGAAATCCAAAAAGGATTTTTTAAAGGTAAAATGAAAATTGGTGGACAGCCCGTTGAAGTAGAAGTTGAATTGATTGGTGTTGATAATAAAAATAGAGATTTTGTTACAAAGGTAGTTGGTGTTGATAAAAAATATCAGAGTAAATTACCGATAGGTTCTACATTACCTATACCAGCTAGAGTATTTAGACACGGAGGTTGGGTAAAAATAAAAGTACCATCCGCATTTAACGAAGTGGGAGTTGGTGATTGGCATTTCAAAGCAATTATGAAATTGTGGGATAGAGCTAGTTCATTTGGTAGAAAGAAAATTGGAGCAGCAGTTTGTGCAAATCCAAACGCTAATAGGAGAGAAGTAGAAAGAGAATTGAGAAATAGTGATTATGAAGAAATAACCGATGCTTCTGTTAAACTAGGATTACTAAAAGAAGAAATGCCAGCTACTCCACAAAAAAAAAGTAAAGGTAGAGTTATAGGTGAATTTATAAAATTTGCAAAAGATAGATTACGTTTAATAGGTTTACCATTTAATATTAAATTGGTAAAAGATGGTGAGTTTGCTACAACATTTAAATCATTTGGTGGATACGACCCGGTTAATAATGATATATTTGTATATGTTACCAATAGAAGTACTCCGGATATCCTAAGAACATTGGCACACGAATTAGTTCATCTTAAACAAAGACAAGATGGATACATTGGTGGACCAGAAGATGGAGCAACAGGCTCTGATGTTGAGAATGAAGCAAATGCAGCAGCTGGAATTTTATTAAGAGATTTTGGTAAACTTAATGGAAATATTTACGAATCAAAAGAAATTATAACGGAAGGTGGGGCATATGGACATATGAACCATCCATTTGATATTTCGATGAACCTTACATTTAGCGATTTAAAAAAAATTATTAATAATGCGTTAGATGGTAAGTTGGGAGTTGTTAGAGAAAAAACCGATGGACAGGCATTAGCAATCAGTTGGAAAAATGGTAAATTAATTGCGGCTCGTAACAAATCACATTTAGCAAATGGTGGAGCAAACGCTTTAGATATGAGTGCATTGGCATCTAAGTTTGCCGGAAGAGGTGAATTGAGTGATGCATATAATTTCGCAATGAGAGATTTATCAACTGCTATTAATGGATTGGGTGAATCTGAAAAGAAAAGTATATTCAAAGATGGTTCAGCATTTTGTAACTTAGAAGTAATCTATCCACAAAATGCAAATGTGATTCCTTATGGACAATCTTTATTAGTATTTCATAATGTAGTTGAATACGATGAAAAAGGTAATGCAGTTGGAAGTGTAAGGGGTGCCGAAAGTAAATTAGCATCTATGATTAAACAAATAAATGCACACGTACAATCACAATATACATTGCAAGGCCCTCCAATTACAAAACTTCCAAAAGATGAAAAGTTAAGTTCTCAAAAAGGAAAATTTAATAGTATGTTATCTAAACTACAATCTGAATTTGGTTTATCCGATAAAGATGGTGTAGCTGAATATCATTACGCTTGGTGGATGAAATTTGTTAATAATTCTAAAAAGAATTTAACAAAATTAGAAAAAGAAGGATTGGCAAGAAGATGGGCATTTGATAATAAATCTTTTGGTATTAAATCTATAACTGATGAAGATGCTAGAAAATGGGCAGATGGTGTAGATAAGGATGCTAAAGATAAAATAATGAAAGGCAACGTTCGTAAATTTGAAGATATCTTTTTAGGAGTTGGAGCAGAAGTATTATCATTTATGAGTTCAGTATTAACGGCTCAGCCTGATAAGGCATTACAATCCATTAGAGCATCATTAGAATCATCGATATCCGATATCAAAAGTGGTGGTAGTGTAGCTCAAATAAAGAGATTGGAAAAGGAATTAGCTAGATTAAATGCTATTGGCGGATTTGAAAAATTAGTTCCAAATGAGGGATTGGTATTTTTCTATAAAGGTAACACATATAAATTAACAGGAACATTTGCTCCTTTAAATCAAATTTTAGGAATTTTTAAGTTTGGGAGATAAATTATATATATATGTATATATAAAAGGTTATAAATAAATAAAATATGGCAAAGAGAAAAAGCTTTGAAGAAAAAAATAATTACATTCATCCGACTCGTAAACTAATTATAGATACGGTATTTGGTAGGACGGATGAAAATCAAAAAACATTTGGTTACGAAAAAGAAACTGACAAACAAAGAGAAGTTGGTGAAACGTGGGTAGATGCGGATGGAAAAGAATGGGAACAAAAAGAAGGTTATAAGATAACAGTTTCCCAAATGGATGAGGTTAGACAATATTTAGATAAATTAAATAATTGTCAATCCGAAAATTGCGATACTATAAAATATAGTAACGCAGATAAGAAACTAATTCGTAAAACGGGAATGTGTGTAACTTGTTTAAGAAAGTTTGAGCAAGGATTAAAAGATGATGGAACGTATCCATTTTATGAAGATTATAAAATAACTAATAATCAATTATCATATGTTATTGATTTGAAAGCTCAATTCGAAGAAGGATTAAGAGCAGTATCACAAACAATGGAATTTATCAATGAAGATGGTAGTATTCAAAAATGGCATTATGATATTGATGTTGAAAAAGTAAAAGAAGATTTACAAAATGATATTGATGGTGCAACCGAAGCAATTGAAGCTCTGTTGGAAAGGAAAGCAGCATTAGAAGATAAGTTACGAGAATTAAATCATTCAGAGCTTATAAAAAATTAAAATTATGAAAAAATTATTGAATTTTAAAAACATTGCTATTGTAGCATTGATTGTGTATGTATTATTACAATGGTTTAACCCAGGTGGAGTTATGCCAGGCGGAAGAACTATCAGAATTGATGGTAAAAAATATGAAATTATCAAACATGATATTGATACGTTAGAAGTAGTTAAAACAAAAGTAGTAACTAAAAAAGGCGATGATATCTATCACGAAACAATCGTAGAAAAAGAAGTAATCATTCCTACAATAATTGATACCGCAGCATTATTAAAAGATTACTATTCAAAAGTATTATACAAAGATGTATTAATATTGCCTGATTCATTAGGAACAGTTGCTATTACCGATACTATTTCACAAAACAAAATTTTAGGTAGAACTTTCAATGCAAGTGTAAAAGAAAGAACTATTAAAGAAACTATGATAGTTAAAGAGCCAGCAAAAACACAATTATATTATGGTTTAAATGGTGGATTTAATAAAGCTGATTTAGTTTCTGCTGTTGGTGCAGGATTAATTTTAAAAACTAAAAAAGATAAAATATATCAATTTACATTGGGAGTAAATAATAGAACTACTGATGGAACAACCGGTTCATTTTCTCCATATGTAGGATTTGGTACTTATTGGAAAATAAAAGTTAAAAAATAATGAGTGTACAAGGGCAACCTAAAAAAACACTAAAAGAAATCATCTCCGATGAGTATAAGAAGTGTGCGTTAGACCCGATATACTTTATGAAAAAGTATTGTGTCATTCAACACCCTACTCGTGGAAAAATTCCATTTCATCTATATCCTTTTCAGGAAAATTGTTTAGATGATTTTAAAGATAATAGATTCAATATTATTCTTAAATCCCGCCAATTAGGTTTATCAACCCTATCGGCGGGCTTTATACTTTGGAAGATGATATTCAACCAAGACTTCAATGCGTTGGTTATTGCAACTAAAGTAACTGTTGCAAAGAACTTAGTAGAGAAGGTTAGGGTTATGCACGATTTACTTCCTATTTGGTTAAGAGATGGTTCAACGGCGGCATCCGAAGATAATAAACTATCACTTAAATTAAAGAATGGTTCGCAAGTAAAAGCAATCGCATCTTCACCTGATGCAGGACGTTCGGAAGCCCTATCCCTATTAGTTGTGGATGAGGCTGCATTCATTAGAGATATCGATGATATTTGGTTATCAGCACAATCAACTCTATCAACGGGTGGTAGTGCAATTATTCTTTCTACACCAAATGGTGTGGGTAACTTCTTTCATAAAACTTGGGTAGCCGGTGAAGCGGGGCAAAATGGATTCAATTGTATTAATCTACATTGGACTGTACACCCTGAAAGAAATCAAGCATGGAGGGATGAGCAAACTCGAATCTTAGGAGCAAAAGGAGCATCGCAAGAATGTGATTGTGACTTTATCGGTTCGGGTGATACTGTAATCGACCCGGCATTATTAACTTGGTATAAGGAAACATATGTAATGGAACCTGTTGAAAAGAGAGGTTTCGATGGAAATCTTTGGATATGGGAACATCCTAATTACAATAGACAATATATGATATCTGCCGACGTGGCGAGAGGCGATGGTACGGATTATTCTACGTGTCAAATAATTGATATAGAAGATTCATCGCAAGTTGGAGAATATAGAGGAAAGATAGATACAAAAGATTTTGGTAATTTTTTAACTGCATTATCAACCGAATATAATAACGCATTATTAGTAATTGAAAATGCTAACGTTGGTTGGGCTACAATTCAGCAAGTAATCAATAGGGGATATCCTAATTTATTCTATATGAGTAATGATTTACAATATGTGGATACCGAAAGACAAATGAGTAACAAATATTATAGAGAAGAAAGAAGTATGGTTGCTGGATTTTCTACGACATCCAAAACTCGTCCTCTTATCATTTCAGCATTAGATAACTATATGAAGGATAAAGATATCTTAATTCGTTCTAATAGATTGATAGATGAATTATTTACATTCATTTGGAATGGTGGTAGAGCAGAAGCTATGAAGGGATACAATGATGACTTAACAATGGCATTAGGTATTGGATTGTGGGTTCGTAATACCGCACTTCGTTTAAGACAAGAGGGAATAGATTTGACAAAGAGTATGTTAAACTCAACTACGATACATAATGATACGGGTGTTTATGCTGCAAATTGGCAAAATCAAAAAAATCCATACGAAATGCATTTAGGAAAAGGGGAAACCGAAAACCTAACTTGGTTGCTAAAGTAATTTTTATATATTTATATGTTGAAACTATTATAATATGAAGCTAATAAATCTAATTCCACTAAAAGAAATGGAAAATCCTTGTTGGAAAGGATATGAAATGGTAGGTACTAAGGATAAAAATGGTAAAGAAGTACCAAATTGTGTTCCTATTAAAGAAGAAACAACTGATAATGAATATGATGAATTAGATGTTGAGCCTGAAGAAATTGAAGATTTCATTGAATTTCTAAAAGCGTACAAAAATACTTTAGCTGAAGCAAATTGTAATTGTGTATATGAAGCAGAATATCAGGGTAGAAACGTACAATTGGGTAAACCAATGCAAGGTGATATTAAAAAATTCAAAGTATATGTAAAGAACCCAGCAGGCAATGTTGTTAAGGTAAACTTTGGGCAGAAAGGGATGAAAATTAGAAAATCAAATCCTGCGGCTAGAAAATCATTTAGAGCAAGAATGAATTGTGATAATCCAGGTCCAAGACACAAAGCAAACTATTGGAGTTGCAGAAAATGGTAATTAATTTGTTAATATCAAATAATTTCCATATCTTTGAATTAAAATATAAAATAATAAATGGCAACAGATAAATCATTTTTCGGTAGGTTACAAAAACTATTTTCAACTAATACAATAGTTCGTAAAACAAAACAAGGTATCAAAGTAATAGATACCGATGAGTATCAAGGATTAACAACAAATCTAATAGATAGGTACATGCGTATGAAAACTCCACAATATAGTGGTGGTTTGATAGAATCCGCAATGGCTTATCAACAAGTTAGAATTGATTTGTTTAGAGATTATGATGGAATGGATAATGACCCAATTTTATCATCAGCATTAGATATTTACGCAGATGAAGCAACCGTAAAGAATGAATTAGGCGATGTACTTAAAATAAATTGTGCAAACGAAAATACAAAAGAAATTCTTAGAAATCTTTTTTATGATATTTTAAATATTGAATTTAATCTATGGCCTTGGAGTAGAAACTTAGTAAAATATGGTGATTTCTTTTTACATTTAGAAATAGCTGAAGAATTGGGTATCGTAGGTGTACAACCTTTATCGGTATATGAAACATCTCGAGTTGAAGGGTTTGATGCACAAAATCCACAAAGAGTTAAATTCGTATATGCACCATATCAGAATCCAAATAGTGCAATGGTAACGGCTTCTTCAAAAAGAGAATTTGAAAACTACGAAATAGCTCACTTCCGTTTATATTCCGATTCAAACTTCCTACCTTACGGAAAATCTATGATTGAAGGTGGTAGAAGAGTTTGGAAACAATTAATGTTAATGGAAGATGCGATGTTAATCCATCGTATTATGAGAGCACCTGAAAAGAGAATATTTAAAGTGGATGTTGGCAATATTCCACCAACTGAAGTTGATAACTACATGCAAAAAATTATCAACTCATCTAAAAAAGTTCCTTTCTTAGACCAAGCTACGGGTGAATATAACTTAAAATACAATATTCAAAACTTAATTGAAGATTATTATATGCCAGTTCGTGGTAGTGATAATGGTACTTCAATCGACACCCTAAAAGGTTTAGAATATAATATGATTGATGATATCAACTACTTAAAAGGTAAGTTGATGGCTGCATTAAAAATACCAAAAGCATTTTTAGGATACGAAGAAGATGTTAGTGGTAAAGCTACATTGGCAGCACAAGATGTTAGATTTGCAAAAACAATAGAAAGAATTCAGAAAGTATTGGTATCGGAATTAACTAAGATAGCAATTGTTCACTTATATGCACAAGGATTAGATGGTGAGGATGAATTAGATTTTCAATTAGAATTAACAATACCATCTAAAATTTATGAGCAAGAGAAAGTTGAATTATATACATCTAAAATAGCATTAATTCAACAAATGCAACAAACTAAAATGTTCTCTAAAAAATGGATGTACGATGCTATTATGGATATGACTCCTGAAGAGCAAGATGAGTTAACAGTAGATGTTATCGAAGATACAAAACAAACATTCCGTTTAACATCAATTGAAACACAAGGTGTTGACCCGGCAAAAGAAACCGGAGCAGGAGAACCAACCAATGTAGAAGAAGAAATTCAAAAAATAAAAGAAGAATTGGAGGAAGAAGGTAAAGTTGGTAGACCAAAAGATGTTGTTAGATATGGCAAAGATGACCATCATTTAGGAAGAGACCCGTTAGGAATTAAAACTTTAAAGCAAAAAGCTCAGAGAGAATCTAAGGAAATATTTAAAGATATGATGGGTAACAAAAAGACTATTTTAATGGAAGATTTGGATAAAAAGTAATAATCCACAATAAACGTATATTTATATCAGAGAAATTACACAATTAATGAAAAATATTAAGCACTCGAAATTTAAAAACACAGGATTCATTTTTGAATTGCTAGTTAGACAGATTACATCTGAAATCATGTCTGGCAAACAAAATTCAAAAGCTGAAAAGATATTGCAAGAATATTTTTCAGGCAAAAAAGAACTTTCAAAAGAATTGAAATTATATCAGTATTTGATTAATGAAAAATATAATTCAGAAAACAAGGCTGAAAAATTCGTTGAAACCGTATGTGAAGCTCGTAAAAGATTAGATGAGCAAAAGCTTATGAAGGAAAAATATAATTTAATAAAAGAAATAAAGGAAGCTTATGATATAGATGAGTTTACTAAATCTTCAATTTCAAATTATAAAAACTTAGCTTCCATTTATAAAGTATTTGAAGCAACTATTGCAAAAGAATCATTCGAACCAAAAGATATCGTTAATTCTAAATTTACTATTGTTGAGAATATGATTAACTCTTCGATTGAAAATAAAGATAAAAAATTAAATGATAGAGTTTTTGAAGAATACAAAAAGCAAGATGAAGAAGTTAGAATGCTATCATACAAAATGTTAGTAGAAAATTTTAATAAAAAATATAATAACTTATCAGCTGGACAAAAGAATTTACTTAAAGAGTATATTAATAATATTAATAATACAGGTAAATTAAAAGAATATGTTAATGAAGAGGTTAATACTTTATCTGAAGGATTAAAAGAAGTTGGTTCTAAAATTTCTGATAAAGTAACAAAAATTAAATTAGCTGAAACTATTTCCAATATTAGAAAAATTAAATCAGTTAAGAAATTAAGAGAATCTCATTTGTCTGCATTAATGATGAGTTATGAATTATTAAAAGAATTAAAAGAAAGTTTAAATAAATAAAATTATGAGTGTAAATTATAGAGCATACGATGCAAAATTAGTAACATCTGGTTCTGCTTCATTGATAGATAGAGTTTGGGGTGTATTGCCTGTGAGTGGTGTAACCGGGACAATTACATTAAAAGGTGGTACTACTATTTCATTGGCACATTTAACTGCAGGAGAACCCTTTCCTTGTTATGTTGAACGTGTGTCGGTAACTAATGGTGGTTCAGTTTATGTATTAGCTTAATTATATTAAAATGCCAGCACAATCAAAAGCACAACAACGATTTATGGGAATGGTACATGCAGCTCAAAAGGGCGATATGGAAAATCCATCTCCGGAAGTTGAAAAAGCAGCTGACTCAATGAGTGATAAAGATGCTAAAGATTTTGCATCAACATCTCACAAAGGATTGCCTGATAAAATAAAAGAAATGGTATTAGCTGAATTACGTTCAGTTAGAGCCATTCAAACCGATTATGCTAAAACATTAGATGCTATTCAGCAAAACTTAGAAGGATACAAACAATCTAAGGGAACTCCACAAGAAAAACAATATGTACAAAAACTTAAAGCTCTAACTGCACAAAAGAAGAAACTTTCAGCAGAATTGGATGCAAAGGTTAGTGGTATGTATAAAGATGCTGAATTAAAAGTTGATGAAATGAATACAACCGGTGGTGTAGAAGGATATAGTACTCCGTTTGCATTTAGTGGTAAAGATGATGAAAAAACCAAAGGAAAAAGACAAGCTGATTTGACTGGATATAGTGTAGTTAAAGAAAATCGTTGGTTAGAATTAAAAAATGATGAATCAACTGCACAATCTAAAATTGGTAAAGGTATATCTAATATCAATAAACAATTAGCAGAAATGGAAAGATTTCTTAATTGGTATGGTAAAATTAAGAATGAAAGTGGGGTAGATAATAAAAGTTATTGGAAAAGAACAAATAGTCATATTTATAGTATAAAGGAACGATTACTAAAATTAGACCAAAAAATAAGACAAATTTCAGAATAATGAATAGAGCTCAATTAAAAGAACTTGTTAAGCAAGTAGTAAAAGAAGAACAAGATTATCAACAATTATTCAAACATATGTTAGATAAATGTGGTAAATCTATCAACGATATGTCTGATGATGAAAAGAAGAAATTCTTTAACGCCGTAGACACTGCTTACAAAGCAAAATCAGAAGGAAGATTGAGAGGATATAATGAGGCTGAATTAACTGCGGGTCAAAAGAAGATTGATACCGATGGTGATGGTGAGATTGAAGGTTCGGATTTAGCAGCATTAAGAGCTAAAAACGAAGGAGCTAAAAAAAAAAAGTAGTTAGTGAGGGCGTAATTGAAGGAATCCTTGCAACTATAACCTTAGCTATATTAGGTAAAGTGGTTATCTACTTTATTTATGAATTGGCTAAAAAGGTAGGAAACTATATAAATGGTAACGAAAAATATAAAAAAGCCGTAGCCAAAATATTAGAATCAATATCCAATAATAAACAAGCTATGAATGATATAGCTAAGTTAATGGATAGTAATGATGGAATAACGAACGGAGTTGCGGATAAAATAGTGAGAATGGGATTTGTACAATCTCAAATAGTAAAATTAACTGATAGTACAAACGATGAGTTGGATGAAACAGAGTTAAGAAATTATTTAAAAACAGCCTTAGTAAAGGCTTGGGAAGATAAAGGATTAACCGGCAGAGCAGCAGAAAAGATAAAAAAAGATATAAAATAAATGAATAAAGGATTATTAATAGAGACCCATTTGTTTGAAGCAAAACTCGTTGAACAGGATAACGGAACTTATTTAGTTAAAGGAATCCTACAAAGAGCAGGTGCTCCAAATCAAAATCATAGAAGATATCCTAAAGAAATCTTAGAAAGAGAGTGTAAGAAATACGAACAACTTATTAAAGAGCGTAGAGCATTAGGTGAGTTAGACCATCCAGATTCTCCCGTAATCAATTTAAAGAACGTATCTCATAACATTAGGGAAATAGGTTGGGATGGTGATGATGTAGTTGGTATAGTAGAAATACTTTCAACTCCATCTGGAAACATTCTTAGAGAACTATTAAAAAACAATATTCGTTTAGGTATTTCATCGAGAGGATTGGGTTCGGTAAAAGAGTTATCAGACGGGACTGTAATGGTTCAGGAGGACTTCGAATTGGTTGGATGGGATTTTGTATCCAATCCTTCTACGCACGGCGCATTTATGGCACCAATGAACGAATCAAAGCAATGGGCAAAAGTTGCAGAGGAATGTGGTAAATGGTGTCGCTCACAAGATTTGATGAGAGAAATTATAATTGAATTAAACTAATATAATAAAGATGATACGGTTAAAAGATTTACTAAATGAGGAAGATAAACTACAACAACTTCCTACTGAAATCAAAAAACATTTCTTAGAGATAATTTCTACATTTGGCCAATTTGGTGAACAAATGAATAGAAAATCTGATATTAGAACTATTGCGGAAACATTGGGTGGTATCGCAGATGCAGCACAAGAATATACTTTAAGAGAAGGTGGTGATTGGTTTGATAGAGTTACTATTAAACGTAATATGAAGGAGTTGAAAGCATTGCATGAGAAATTCCAAAAGGAATCAATGGAAGCAAAGGCACAAGAACAAAGAATGGAAGCACTATATGAAGATATGGGACATGTATTAAATAGATACTTTGAAATAGCAGAAGTTACCGAAGATGTTATGAAACAAAGATTGGGTTTAAAAGAATGTAAAACTTGCAAATAATGGAAGAATTAGCATCATTGTTATTACAAAGTAGAACACAAACCCATTCATTTCATTTGGGTGTTAAGGGAATAGGTTCTCATTCAGCACACATTGCATTGGGTGAATATTACGATTCAATTGGTGGATTAATCGATGGGTTAGTAGAAGTATATCAGGGCAAAGAAGGTTTAATTCAATTATCGGGTATAGGAGTGTTAGATAAAAATAATGATATTAAAAATATTATTAAGTATTTTGAAACACTTTGTAGTATGGTTGCAAAACTAAGAACAAATCCAAAATTACAAGATAGTTGGATTCAAAACGATATAGATACTGTTGTATCTTTATTATATAAAACTAAATACAAATTGGTAAATCACCAATAATAAGTTATGTTGATTATTGATGTAAAAGATGGAAACATCGAAAGAGCGTTGAAAGTTTACAAAAATAAAGTAAAAAGTGTTAAGCAAATAGAACAACTTAGAGATAGAAAGGAGTTTGAAAAGCCTTCTGTAACTAAGAGAATTCAAAAGCTAAAATCGGTACATAAAGAGAAATTGGAAAATTATTTTAATAAAAATCGCTAATTTCTTTAGTTTTCTAAAAAATTTATATATTTATTTCTGAATATCCTATCTTATATAGGATTTTTTTATTACTATTCGTTGGTTAATGAATACCCTTCTCTATAAGGTGTGACCGAACAACCAGCAAAATATCATTGAAGTTCCACAATTACAATAACTTCACAGGAACAAAAATCATTTAAAAATGGCAAATTCAAAATTATTGAAAGAAGCAATCGCCGATGCTAAAGCGGTAAAAGAAACTGCATTAGCTAACGCAAAGCTTGCTTTAGAAGAAGCCTTTACACCAAGACTACAGTCTATGTTAACTCAAAAGTTAAGAGCTGAAGCTGAGATGGAAGGCGATGAAGAGCAAGTAGATGAAGAATTAGATTCAACAGGAATCGGTTCTTCTACATCTGTACCATCTTTGGATGCTGACACTGAATTTGAAGGCGGTTCAACTAAAACAACATCTGGCGAGCCAGGTGCACAAGTTGCCGATTACAAAAAAGTAGCAGACATCAACGAAGAAGATGAGTATGGTATGGAATCAGAACCATCTGAAAAAGATGCTGAAATCGCAGAATTGAAAGCGAGATTAGCAGAATTAGAAGGTGAAGAAGGTTCTGAAGAAGAAAATCCTTTTGCAGCAACAGAAGCTGAAGGTGAAGATGAAATGGGCATGGATGACATGGGCATGGATTCTGAAATGGGTGGTGATTCAATGGACATGGGTGCTGAAGAGGAATCTGAAGATGACATGGACTTAGAAGCAATCATCAGAGAATTAGAAGCTCAGTTAGGAGACGAAGAGGGTTCTGAAGAAGCACCTGCTGAAGAAAATCCATTCGCAGCTAATGAAAATTTAGCAGATGGTTCTGAAGCTGGTACTGATAAAGGCGAAGACCCTAAAGTAGTTGTAACTAACGAAGCTGAAGAAGAATCAGACGAAGTTGACTTAGAAGAAATTTTAAGAGAAATGGAATCTGATATGAAAGGTGATGAAGAGAAGATGGATGAAGCTGAGGAAGCTGAAAAAGAAGCTGAATTAGAAGAAGCCTACAACACTATCAAATCATTACAAAGAACTATCAACGAAGTTAATTTGTTAAACGCAAAATTATTATTCGCTAACAAATTGTTCAGAGCTCATAATATGACTAACGAACAAAAAATTAAAGTTATCGAAACTTTAGATAGAACTAAATCAGTAAGAGAGGTTAAATTGGTATTCTCTACATTAGCAGAGAACTTCAAATACACTTCAATTAACAAAAACGCTAAGAAAACAATCAAAGAAGGAATCGCTAGTAAAGTAGTTAAATCTACTAAGCCAG